ATGGCCCGCCCGGACCTGCAGAACCAGTTCCGGCGCCTGTACCTGAACCAGTGGACCTCCGCAGAAACCCAATGGATACCGATTCACGAATGGGACGCCTGCGCATCGCTGACGCCGATTGACTGGGCGGAACTTCGCCGATATCCCTGCTACGGCGGTCTCGACCTTGCCGCCGTCCACGATCTCACGGCCTTCGCGCTGTGCTGGCCAGTGGGCGAAAAAGTCTACTACCGAGTCTGGGCCTACCTACCCGGCGAGCGTCTTGAGGACCGAAGCAAGCGCGACGGAGTACCCTACGCACAATGGGCCGCAGACGGCCATATCAGGCTGACACCAGGCACTACAACAGACTGGCGGTACGTGACCGCTCACATCAAAGAACTGGCCGATGAGTACGACATCAAGGCCATAGCGTTTGATCGCTACGGGGCGCGCGACACCGCCCGCGAATTACAAGACGCTGGCCTAGACGTGATCGACTTCGGGCAGGGCTACCAGTCAATGAGTCCAGCGTGCCGGCGGTTTGAAAAGCTCGTCTACGACCGGGCTGCGGTCCACGAAGGCTCGCCGCTGGTCCGCTGGTCCGTTGACTGCACGCAGATCACGCAGGCGCCGGGCGACCTCATCAAGCCGGTGAAGCCGGAGCGCATGAAGAACTCGAAGCGAATCGATCCGGTGATTGCCATTTCTATGGCGACCGGGATTGCGATTATCACCACAGACAAAAAATCCATCTGGGAAACGAGAGGAGCGCCAGTTTGAACACATTTGGGAAACTACTAGTGAAGCTGGGCGCTACGCCTCCGCCTGATTCCGAGTTCTGGTATGGCCCAGTGGCACCGCTTTCCGGCTCATATCTTAGTCAGTTCGCTGGCGATAGCGGTGCCCTCCGCATCAATGCAGTCAACGCTTGCGTGCGCTTGCGCTCCGAAACCATTGGCTCCCTGCCATGCCAGGTGTATCGGCGCGAAGCCGATGGCCGCACGGTGGACAGGCAGCACCCGTTATACCGAATCCTTCACGATGCGCCCAATGACTCTATGAGCGCGTTTGAGTTCTGGCAAATTGCGGAGCAGAACCTTTGCACTGACGGCAACTTCTACGCGCAAATCCTCACTGACGCGCGAAACAACGTCGCCGAGCTGATCCCGATAGATCCGGAAAAAATGAACGTCCAGCGGGACGACGAAACCGGGATTATCGTTTTCGTGGAAACTACCGGGGCAGCGCCGAAGACCTACGCCGAAGGCGACATTCTCCACATCCCGGGCATGGGCTACGACGGCCGTGAGCGGCTGAAGGGCATGAGCCCGGTGGCCTACATGCGGCAATCGTTGGAGCTATCCGCCGATGCCGAAAGTTATGGCGCGCGGTACTTTCGCAACAACGCCGCCCCACCCGCTTACATTGCCCACCCAAACACGCTATCCGACAAGGCAAAAGAGGGAATTCTCGAATACTTCATGAAGCACTTCGGCGGCGTCCGTAACGCCGGCAAGTTGGGAATTCTTGAAGAGGGCATGGAACTGAAAACGGTTCCGATCAATCACACAGACATGCAATACCTGGAGCTGCGGAAGTTCCAAGTGGAAGAGATCGCCCGCATGTACCGCGTCCCACTCCACATGATTGGCGAACTGTCGCGGTCCACCAATAACAACATCGAGCACCAGGGCCTGGAATGGGCAACCAACACCATCCGGCCTGAGTGTACCCGTATCGAACGGCGCATCAACATGCAGCTATTCGGGCCGCGCGAGTCCGCCGTGTTCTATGCCGAGTTTAATTTGGATGCACTCATGCGCGGTGATTCAGCAGGCCGCGCGGCTTACTATTCCGCATTGCGCAACATCGGCGCCATCAACGCCAACGAGATTCGCGGGCGCGAAAACATGAACCCTTACGACGGCGGCGAAGTGTACATGGTGCAGGGCGCGATGATCCCGGTGGCGATGGCCGGGCAGACACAACAGAAGGCGGTGGCGCAGTGAAAACGACATTCATTTCAGGCGGGCAAGTCCTCGCCGCTCAACCCAACGCGCCAGAAGTCCGTGAAATCATGTTCTATGCTGGCACGCCCGTGCTGCGCACCGACGGCCGGAAGATGTTTCACCTCTCGTTCTCAATGGAACCGGACGCGGTGGACCTTTCGCTGTTGAACAGCGGCCGTGCTCCGTTCGTGGTAGATCACGTCGAAGATATCGACCACACGCTCGGCGTGATCGAAGGCGCGAGGATTACAAACGGCCGCGGATTCGCTGGCGTTCGGTTTTCTGATCGACAGGAATTTGCGGGCATTATTCAGGACATCGACAAGCGCAATCTGCCAAATGTTTCGATGGCCGCGCGGATCACCGGCGAGCTAGTGAAGGCCGAACCGGTCGAGAAGGGCATTCCGCACCTTCGCGCTACCAAGTGGCAGCCGTTCCACGTCTCCCTCGTCTCGCGCGGTGCTGACCCATCCGCCCAATTTCTGAGTGACTGCCACATGGAAGTACCGGCAGAGCTTTTCACCGACCTCTCTGCACCCACTGGCGCGGCCAGCGAAGCAGATCAGAGCGAACAAAAGGCACGTCTGGCGCTTGCGCTCAAGCAACGCCGTTTCCGCGTCCTTGGCCGCTAACCACTAACCAACTACTGCCGGGAGGCAGGAGGAACACATGAAGAAAAAGCTACTCCTTGAGAAGCTGGCCGCAACTACGGCCGAATACCAGGCCCTGCTGAATGCCACGGAAGCCGCGGCCGACCCAGTCGCCCACTTGACGTCCGTGGATGCCAAAGAGGCGGAACTGAACCAAACCAAACAGGAACTTGCCGCCGTCGAAGCCCTCGAAGCCAAGGCCAAGGCCAACGCCACGCGCGAACCGGCGCGGGTGACCAGCGACAACGAAGCGAAGCGCCCGTTTGCCAACTTTGGCGAGCAGCTTGCGGCCATCGCCTACGCCCAGTCGCCGGCTGGCTCGTTCCACGGCTACGGCGGGCAGATCGACAAGCGCCTGTTTGAGACGAACTTGCACGCCTCTGGCGTCAATTCGACGGTCCCGAGCGAAGGCGGGTATTTAGTCAGCACCGACTTCTCAACGGTCCTCCTGCAGAAGGCCGCCGAAATCGGGCAGATCGCGCCGCTGGCGTTCGATGTGCCGATTGGCGAAGGCTCGGACGGTATCGAGCTGCCGTACATCGACGAAACCTCCCGCGCCACCGGCTCCCGCTGGGGCGGCGTGCGTGTGTACCGTGCCAGTGAGGCCGACGCGCCCACGTCCACCAAGCCGAAGTTTGCCCGTCACGACCTGAAGCTGGAAACCCTCAAGGGATTGGCCTACGTGACGGACCGGCAGTTGCGGAACGCCCCGGCCACCAGCACGATCCTGGAGCGCGCGTTTGCGTCCGAGATGGCGTTCGTGAAGGATAACGAAATTTGGCGCGGTACCGGCGTCGGCCAGTGCCTTGGTTTTGCGACGCAGAGCTACGAAGGCGCTTCGCTGCTGGTTCCAGTGACCAAGAAATCGGCGCAGGCCGCCGCCACCTTCGTCATCGAAAACGCCACGTCGATGCTGTCCCGTTTGCTCGCCAGCCCGGGCGACACGATCCGCTGGTTCATCAACCGCGATACCATCGGCCAACTTCCGCTGATGACCGTCGGCCAGATGCCAGTGTTCCTGCCCAACGGCAACGCTTCCGGCTCGCCCTACTTCGGCACGCTGTTTGGCTACCCCGTGGTCATCGTGGAGCAGGCCGAAACCCTCGGCACCGCGGGCGACGTGGTTCTGGCGAATATGTCCAAGTACGTGACGATTTCCCAAGGCGGGCTTCGCTCGGCTCAGTCCATGCACGTCCGTTTCATCTACGACGAAATGACGTTCAAGTGGTCCACGGATTTCAACGGGCACGCGATGGTACGCAAGCCGCTGACGCCGTTCAAGGGCAGCGCCACGCAATCGCCGTTTGTCACGGTCGAAACCCGCAGCTAACCAACTCCACCGGGCGGGCGGCGCGTAGTCGCCCGCGCATGAAACGAAAGGGAAACCAATGCGTTACGAAGAACTCCAAAATCAGCACTTCATTACGGGCCTCGCTCCGGTGGCCGATGCCTTTGCCGGAACCGTCGCATCCGATGTTGTCGATGTCTCTAACCACCAAGGCGTCCTGTTCCTTGTCTACAAGGGAGTCGGCGCCACGGGAACCAGCACAATCACCGTCGAAGCCTGCGACGACGTGACGCCAAGCAACACCACGGCGGTTCCGTTCTTTTACAAGGCCATCACCAGCACTGACGTGCAGGGCGCCGTCACGGCCACCACGTCGGCCGGGTTCGCCACCACGGCGGGCTCCTCGCAGATGTACGCCGTCCAGGTGGATGCGCAGGAACTCGCCAGCGCGGGCTATAAGTACGCCCGCCTGAAGGCTGTCGAGGTGGTTGATTCGCCCGTTCTGGGCGGCATCGCCATCGCTCTCCTCGGTCCCAAGTTCGGCGGCTCCGCGACCAACACCGCTCTCGACTAGTCATCTCCTCTGTACTGACCGGGGCGGCTCCTCCGCCCCGACTTTTGAGGCATACAGGAGAGCGTTAATTGACCCAGCCGACAAAAATGCGCCACAGGCGCACGTGATCGGAACAGGGAATGACCGCCAAATATCCGGCCCAACCTCTTCGGGGCTATCCCAACTAACATCGTGCGACCGGTGGCACGTCGGGCACTCAACGCGATCAGGCATAGCCAATTATCCCATGACCTCCCACGCCTACACCCTAGTCACCGCGCCTACCGAATTTGCCATCACCGATGCGCAGATGGAGGCGCACGCGCGCGCGGCCGGGCAACCGCCCGAGCAGTACCAGCCGTATGTGCGGGCGGCACAGGCGTATGTGGAGACAATCACCGGGCGCAAGCTAGTGACGCAGACGTGGAAATGGTTCCTCGACGCCTTCCCATGCGGCGACCGGCTTACCATGCCGTTCGGACAACTTCAAAGCGTCACCCACGTGAAATACACCGACACGGCGGGCACGCAGACGACGTTTTCCGCGGACTACTGGGAAGTATCCACCGCCCGTGATCCGGGCGTCCTGGCGCTGTCCTATGCGCAATCCTGGCCATCCACAACCCTGCGCGTCCTCGACCCTATCGAAATTCAGTTCGTTTGCGGGTGGACCACGGCAGCGGATGCGCCATACGAGATCCAGGCGGCAATCCTACTCATCGCTGCGCACCTGTACGAGCACCGCGAAGATGTCGTCCTCGGCAACTCCGCCAGCGTCGAAAGCAAGGCGCTGGAACTGGGCAGCCGCGCGCTGCTGGTCAACTGGAGGATCTGGTAATGCGCGCCGGCCAACTCCGCCATTGGCTCCTAATCGAGCAGAAAAGCCTATCCGTCGATGCCAACGGCGACCGCACGGAAACATGGTCCACGTTTGCCGAGTGCTGGGGATCAATCGAAACCAGCGGCGGGCGCGAGTTCTTCCAGGCGAAGCAGACAATTTCCGACCTCTCGCACTCCATCACCGTCCGCTACAAGGCCGGGTACACGCCAGACATGCGCGTGAAGTTCACGGACCCGAAAAACTCGGACGCCGCCCGCTACTTCAATATCCGCGCCATCGCCAACCCCGACGAGCGCAACGAAATGCTCTCGCTGCAATGTTCTGAGGTCACAATTTGAACATCAAAATTGAAGGGCTCACGGAACTGGCCGGCCAACTGGAAAAGCTCAAGAAAACCGCGCAAGGTGCCGAAGTCCGCGCGGCGTTGCTCGACGGGGCGAACCTCATCAGCGACGCGGCCAAAGCGCGCGCGCCAGTGGCACCATACGCGACGAATTACCGTGGCCGGGCCATCGCACCGGGCGGCCTGAAAAGATCGCTCTCCGCCGCTGCTGGGCGGCAATTCAAGACGTTTCTGCAAGCCTACGCCTACACGCTCAAACAGGCGGCACCGCACGCGCATCTGGTCGAGTTCGGCACCAAAGCCCACACGGTCACGCCGAAGGATAAGAAGTTCCTCATGTTCGGCAACCTGTTCAAGCGGTTTGCGAAGAAAGTGCAGCACCCCGGCAGCCGTCCGATTCCGTTCTTCCGTGACGCCATCCGTGCACAGCGAAACAACGTGAAGCGGCTCCTAGAAGCGCGCGTTAAGGCCGCATTCGATGCGCTCGGGCGGGCTGCATGAGGATCTACCAGGCGCTCTACAAGTACCTCCAGACTATATCGGCCATCACTGACCTGACTGGAACGCGGGTGTACGACATGCACGCAGACCAAGGGCGCGTGGTGGACTATCCGGCCATCGTTATCGAGGTGATCGACTCCGCGCCATTCCATTCCATCGGCTCGACCGCGCCAACGGCCACGCGGCGCCCGGTGGCGCTGTACTGCATGGCGCAGGGCAACCCGAAGGCCGCGGAAGACTTGGCCGATCTGGTCTACGCCAACGTCATCAACCACGCCGCCGAAATCACCACCGCGGCCGGCTCGCTGACGGTTCACAGCACGCACCTCAACGGGCGGCGTAACGAGTTTGAACACGACCTGGAGACGAGCGCAAAGCTCTACTCCGTGGTCCTTGAATTTGACATCATCCACGCCATTTAGGCGCGGGTGCCGGCGGCACGTCGTGAGATGTTCCGCCACCCACTTCTAGCTATCGCCGTGAGGCGAAAGGAGCCCCTATGGCTGTAATGGTAGGCAATGCTGCCACGCTCAAGATCAGCACGAACACAATCGGCGAGATGGACAATTGGTCCCTCGACGTTCAGACCGGACTCGAAGAGACGCAAGCCTTCGGCGACACCTGGAAAGAACGCACCTCGACCATCAAGGAATGGAGCGGCAGCGGTTCCGGCCGTCTCGTCACCGCCGATACCGACGGCCACATCGCGCTGAAAACCGCGTTTCTCGCCG